TCACGCCAGAAACGCGCTCTCTCGCGTATCTCAGTTCGGTTCGCCTTCTGAGAAAGCGACCGTGCGAGCTAAAGTTCACGCGAAGTTCCCGGCCATTGGCAAGATGCATCAGGGTGGAGTGATCCCTAGGTCTGGTCTGTATGAAATGGAAGCAGGGGAGAAAGTGACGCCTGCCGCGGGCCACACCGGTCATTGGGAGATTGACGGAGCAAAGAAAAAGTTTGTCACGGATTGCAAGTAGGAGAATTTGGATGGAGGAGCCAAAGACACTTCGACAAGCCTTGGATTGCATCCAAGAAATGCTGAGTAACAAACCGTACTCTGCCGATTTGTGGGACGTATTGGTTGCGTTACGTGGGCCAGATTGCCGCAATCATAAACTGAAGATGGCAACGACTTGCGTGATACGCGATGCAGCATTTCCTAATCATCCGTGTGAAGAGCGTAGTTTTTACGGTACGAATACGTTGGAAGCACAGTTTCGCCGCGATCAAATGTTCAAGCACAAGCAGAATCGCCCGCACTTTCGCGAGCATGTTTGGGACGCTTTGATCGCTTTAGGAATTTAGGAGGACTTATGTGGTTTTTAATTGCTTGGATTTTAATATGCCCTGTTTCCTTGGCGGTATCCTTTTGGGCAGACGCCCAAAAAGACGCCCAAAAACGAGGAGAAAATGGCGTACAAAAAGATTCTCACTGAAATCATAGATCGTCTCTTTGTTGGAGATGAGGAAGCCGTGCCAGATGCAGAGAGGCGCGGTTTCTCAATTCTCGCGGCTTGTAAAGATGGCTCGCCGGATTGTCATCGGGCTGTACTTGGTTACACTGAACTTGGTGCTCCTAAGAACGAGAACTATTATTTCTATCGCTCTGACAAAAAGCACATGGCATTGAACCTCATCGACGTAGATGATCCGGCGTTCATACCTGCGAAGGCGGTTGACGCGGGGCTGAAGTTTCTGAAAGAGAGATATGATGCGGGTGACAGGGTTTTATCGCACTGTATCGCAGGACATACCCGCGGGCCGGGGATGATGTTGGCTTTCCTTCGAACGATTGGAGAGATGCCAGATAGTTTCATCGCGGCTGAGAAAAAATTTAGAACGCTTTATCCTCCTTACGATCCAGGTATTGGGTTTAGGAGTCATCTTCGAGAGAGATGGAAATCCCTGCCACAATTTTTTGGAAAGGTTTAGTATGCCGAAGAATGTTACAGATGAAAATGATCCCGGTTCCGCAGAGCGCAAACGACAGACTAATGCGGCTATGGACGTAACAAACGCTCCTATGACTCCTGTTGTTTCTCCCACGCCCGCGCCACCGATGAAAGTTGACAAAATCAAGACTGGCCCTTATGGTACCAAGGGAAAAGAGACGCGTATTGATGTAAGTGACATGGTCAAGAAACTTCCAACCCAGTTACCAAGTTATAAGCACGGTACGGATTCTGTACCGGAGACCGGCCCTGCTGTTCTACACAAAGGTGAAGCGGTCATACCAGCAAAGGACAACCCAATGGCAAATATTTACAGCAAGATCACTGAGGGCGACAAGCAGCCAAAGAAATCCCTCAAAGAAATTCGCGTGCGTAAGGCGAAGGATGGTTCTCATATTATAGAGCATCATCATCACCACCCTGCTCATAAGATGGAAGAGCATACCGCAAAAGATGGAGCGGCATTGCAGGCCCATATGGATGAGCACGTACCTACGATGGAAGCGCAGCAACCCGAGATGCCCCCGGCAGAAGCCGCAGGCGCGATGCCGCCTTCTGGCGCAGGAGCACCGCCCGCAGGGATGTAAATCATATTCGGAGGAGTCGTGACTGTAGAACAACTTCAAGCATGGCTGAATAAGCACATGCAAGACAAGAACTATCAGTATCGCGACTTGACGTATGAAGAGTTTCATGCCAAGGCGTTGCACGCTTCCGCGAACATGTTGGAAGCGAATAAAGCTAAGGTGCTTAAGGTCTGCGCCCACTACGGAATCCCTAGTGATAGCAGTCTGATAGTTGATTGTCGCTTCATGGCCCAGACAAACTTATTCGCACTTTGCAAGCTTCTTGGCTACAATGAAATGTCTGAGCATGAGTATACATGGATGGATGGGACAGTGCATACAACCCACGAGTCTATTTGTAACTCCTTCTTTGTCCGCAAAGATCCGACGTTGTCCTCCTTCAAAGCGTTTGCACTAGCGTACATTGATAAGACGGAACGGTTGCTGCTCGTACCTCGTGGCGGTTTCAAAAGCACGATGGACATGGCGGATTGTGTTCAGTGGGTGTGTAACTTCCCTGAAGTAACGATCATGATTCTGACTGGCGTACTCGGTTTGGCCGAGGATTTTGTAAAAGAAATCAAAGGTCATTTTACATTGGAAGACGCGGGTGACGAATTCTTGGGCATATTTGCGCCAAAGAAAAACAAGAAGGCTTATAAAGCTCGCACAATGCGAGACGGTACTCCTAGTCTATTTCAAGTTCTTTTTGCGGAACACTGCATCCCTATGGATGATGGTAAGGCGTACGAGTACCAGACGCCCGCGGTCAGTTAAGTGGAAAAAGAGAGTACGGTTTGCGCTGCATCAATCGAGCAGAACTTAGCTGGTTGGCACGTATGCGTCCTGAAGCTGGACGACGTAGTCACGAACGAAAACTCTCAGACAGTTGATCGCATCAGGAACATCAATAAGCAAGTCAGCATCAACCAAGCTATTTTGCATCCATTTGGATTCTACGATAAGATCGGAACGTGGTATGATAGTGAAGACACGTACGGTCAGGACATTAAGAACAAGAAAAAGTTTGAAGATGACGGCGAAGACTTCCCGATGAAAGTGTATTTGCGGGCTTGTTGGTGGCCTAACGCCGCCGCAGTTGCTGCGGGGAAGATACCTGAGGAGATGACTAAAGAAGATTGGGGGCTTTGGTTCGGTGAGTCTGACAACCCCCATGCACTGACTTACGAAGTTCTACAGTACAAGAAGAAAACTGACCCTTGGTTCGCGATCAAGTATCTCAACGACCCGACCCAGATGCACGTCATCAAATTCCCCCGCGAACTCCTTGTACGGCGTACAATCCAGTCGAACTTGATTCCCGGCACAGGGATGATCGTTACCGCGATTGACACTGCTTATTCGACGAAGTCGTGGGCGGACTATACGGTGATCATTACAGCGTTGATCTATGGTGGGAAGTTCTACATTATAGACATGCAGCGGGGCCGGTTCAACGAATACGAATTGCCTAAGATAATCGCGGGCACCGTTTTGAAGTGGAGACCTAAACGTCTCTGCATAGAGGAATCGGTCGGCGTCAAATGGTTGGGCAGAGAGATTTACAGAGAGATGGACGCACTTCGAGTTCGGGCGAATATTGAATTCGTCTCTCTGGGTGTAGGAAAAAAGACCAACGCGAAGCAGATCAAGGCAAAGCCGGTGCTCAGACTCTTGGGCGATGAACGGCTCTTGTTCTCGTTTGCTATGCCGGGCAAGGAAGAGATGTATGATGAACTCTCCAAGTTTGGCACCGCCGCCGCTACACACGATGACATAGTCGATGCACTTGCGATCCTAGTCAATCAGTTTTCGAGTTACGCAGACATGGAAGCGAGGACAACCGCCCAGCAAGCGGACTTCAACCCTGATCCATTTGCGAGGCCCAATTACGATAGGGTCTATGGGCTCAACGCTTACGCGAAGTTAAATGCGCAAGAAATGCAGCTTGAGAATCCTGACATGTCATTGGCTGACATAGTCCATAACCAACAGCAGGATGCGCGTGAGACTGCTGATCCGTTCGCCGATCTTTTTAGTTGAGGAGAAAGTATGCACGTCTATGCCATTACCAACATGGTGAATGATAAGATTTATGTAGGCCAGCATTGTGGAGATTTGTCGGCGTATTTGAAATTGAATTTTAGACGTGCAGTTTCTGCTGATAGATGGAATGATAAGCCTGTTTTATATCGAGCAATACGCAAATATGGACCAGAGAGTTTTGTCATCACATCGTTGATTCGCGCAATTGACAAACAGCAGCTAAACGAGATGGAGAGATTTTTTATTCGTACGACTGATGCTAGGGTGCCTGAATTTGGGTATAATCTGGCTGAGGGCGGTACGGGTGGGGCTACGCGAACTGGGTACAAGAATTCCCCTGAACATATCGCGAAGTGCAAATTGGGAATGAGAGGAATTCCTAAATCCGCCGAGCATCGTAAAAACTTGAGCATCGCTAAAACGGGCGTACCCAATCCCGCTATCGCTGAATCCAACATACGTAGGAGATCAGAGAATCCTAGCTTAGCTGCTCTTCGTAATAGAGAATATCGTGCTAGGAAAAAGCAAAGGAGAGCCAATGCCCGATAAACCCGCTGTAGAAAAAATAAGGCTAGACGATCTGCAGAATACACATGGTAATCCTAACCGACAACTTGTCGATTCAGATTTCAATGCGGAAGGTGAGATCGTTGTAAAGGATGCAGAATTAGCGTTAGTTGTGCAATCCGCCGCTAATGCCAAGGCATACATAGCCAACAGACAGTAAACAAACCTGCTGTCTTAAAACCCACTCTGATTGACTCGGAACCCTGAAATGGAGACGAGGCGGAAGCGAAAGCACCGTGAGAGACTAAGTGAGAGGGCGTCGAAAGATGAAGCAATAGTCCGAACTTCATGTGGAATATAAACCATGAGAGGTTGACAGAAATGATCAACCCTGCCTAATGGCAGTAACAAATTTGGGAGTTTGTTGTGGAGAGATGCGGACCTGCTGTATCAATCCCCGCGTCCTATGACAGTATACGAGAACACTTACATCCTTGAGCCAAACGTCCAGCGGTTTACAGTTGCGAAAGTCTGCAACGCAGTTGTGCCCCAGCTTTATAAGGGATTATTCTACGACGATCCGCCAATGGTCCTGCGGCCAATGCCCGGCACTTCACAGGAGATCGCGGACGCTAAGTCAACGCTATTTTCGTTCATCCTACGAGATTGTGATTTCAAAACCCAGACCAAGTGGGGTCTTGAGCAGATGGCGTTCCTAGGAACTGGCATCTTCAAGTGGGGATATGACTGGAAGAAAGTTTGTAAGCACACACGCAAGGCTACCAAGGTGAAAATCGAGGGTGGGGATGAATCCGTCACAGTACCAACGGATGAACCACCTTCTATCGAGACCAAGGAGACGTTTGTTCCAGTGCCGTTTTTTGAATGGCGTCCAGTTGACAAAGTTCTTGTAGACCCGCAACTCGCAGTAAGTGATATCCGTAAAGCCGGATGGGTCATCGATGTCCGATACATGGATTATTACCAAATAAAAGATATTCTTACTGCCGTGCGTAACGCCCGAAAAGACGGCGAAGATGGCGATGCTATCCTCGGCTGGAAAGATATCAGCGATGAAGTCTTGAAAACTTTCTGGGCTACGAGTAACCAGCAGGCCCAACTTTTGGAAACAGAGCAGGCTAGTTACATCGAGGGCGTCGTTCACCACGCAATGAAAGTCAACATGCGAGTAAGCCCTGACCCCCTGCGGACTAAACTGGAAGTGATGGAATACGTGGACAATGGCCGCAAAATCATGGTGCTCAATCAGCGCACTGTGCTTTACAGCGGCAAGAACGAATTCAACCAGATCAATTTCCTGTCGTCTAACTGGTGGAACCGCCCGAAAGCATTTTATGGCATGGGTCTCGGACTCATTGTCGGGCAGAACCAGCGCGTTGATCAAGGAACGATTAACGCCATCCTGAAAATTCTCAGCTTCGGCGTAAACCCAATCTATCTGCGGCATCGTGACGATAGTGCTCCGACACAGATGATTCGAACCGGACTCGGCAAAATTCTGACTGTCGGTGACACCGAGAAATCATATCGCCTGATGGAAACGCCCAAGGTTCCCAATGACATCTGGAATGCTCTGAAAGAATCAGAGCAGGCTACAGAATCGAGTTCCGGCGCAGATCAACAGTTAGTACAAGGTTCTTCGGCTGGCCCAAGGTCTTCTATGGGCAGGACCGCAGGTGGGGCTAATATCCTCGCGGGTGCAAGCGCAACACGTTTAGATGGCCCACT